CAGGATTACCAGCCGCACGTTTTCTGCTAACTGCACTACGCCTTTGAGATTCTGTCATGGCTTTAGCTTTAGCTCTTGGCACACACTTAGGGTATTTACGTTTACCCTTCTTTTTAGCAGATTTACGACCACAAGCTTGAAACTTACCTTTCTTTTTAGGCGCACCTATGTCTACCCAATCTCCCTTTGGTCCTTTACCAAACCACTCAGTTAAGCCTCCAGTTGGTTTAGCCACGTTTTTTTCTCATGTTTCTAATGCTATCTTTGCCTTTCTTAAATATAGACACTACTTGTGTTTTACCCATAACTTTAGCTCTTTGCTCTCCTACAGTTAAGATTTGTATCTTTCTTGCAAAAGGTTTTTTAATTTTTTTAACTTTAGCAACTGTAGCTCTAGCATCAGCAGGTGTTGCAAATTTTATTTTAACAGTGTCTTTTGGGTTTTCATCTGTGTAAAGTCTGCGACCAGACCCTTTAGGTTTTTTGCCTGTTCCAACCTTTGGATCTTTTCTTTTTCTTTGCACTTTTATCTATAGCCTCCACCTCTTTTTTTATAGGTTCTTACTAACCAGCCATTAGCGTACGCACTTGGGTACACCTTAAACTTTCGTTTAGCTTCAGCTTTTACCCTAGCATATAAAGCTGGATTAGTAGGTGTGGCTCCCTTTTTTTTCTTTGTAGTTTTTCTTTTTGCAGGCATATTTTGCTCCTGATTATAATGTTAAGGTGATATCACCATTAGTTTTAATACTTATATTACCAATTTCTGCGCTAGCTTCAAACCCATGTGGATCTACAGGCGTGTGTAGATCTACCCATTTATTGCCAGTATAGACTTGCAATACGCCAATAGATGTATTCCAAATAACATCTCCAGCATTAAAATTTAGTATGCTTATTTGTGCATCAGTAAACTGAGGCGTGCCATTAGGATCAAATTTATCTAAATTTAATTCTAATATTCTAACTAAACGATTAAATACTGAAACATCAACATCATTAACAGCTAATGGTAATCTAGTGTCAAGAAGCTTTGCCATCTATCTTCTACCATCAGTTTTAATATCAAATCTATTTATTCCTAATCTCCATTTAAAACCCAGTCTTACGCCTGTATCAGCATCGTCATCTGATTGCACTCGAAATACCATTTGCCTACCTCTTGCACGAATAAAGTTTTGTTTAGTTGAACTAGTTACATTATTAGTTGAATTAGTAGTTAAATTTTCTCCGGGAAAGTTTCTAGTTTTAACTACAAAATTTATTTGACCTGTTGTTGGAGTGTCGCCAAAAAATTTAACATCAGGAATAATTCTGCTTACAAATCCAAATTGTTCTCCTTGTTCTATATCTATATCACCAGATTCTATAAATACATTATCCATTGGAGAACCATCATCGTCATCTCCACTTTCATGATTATATAAAACACTACTGTTGCTAGATCCTTCAGTAGCTAAAGGATTTTCAAATATTCCTTCATCAAGCCAAGCTGTTCTAGACAACTGGCCTATACTCCAAACTCCCTCTAGATAGTTGTAATTAACATATCTATCAATGTCATCACTACCACTAGATGCATAAAACCAACCTATTTCATTAAACTCTTTATTGCTAAAGGCAAATATTTTAAATGACTGAGTATTGTTTAAATCGTCTAAAACATAATTTAAGACGCTACAAGGAACTCTTTGCACTGAGCCAGTGTATTTGTAGAAACCATCTCTTGCCATCCAATACACGCCATCTGGTGCGTTCACAGCAGCATTCGGCGATATCATGCCAACATTTTCGTTGATGAGGTTAACACCAAAGGTAAAAGGTGCACCTACAAATTGCATGGAATATAAAGATGTATCTGTCCAAATAAGTATTTCTTGTCTTGCTCTTAGGCCGCCAACTATCTGTGAACCTGAAGATAATCTTATATCACCTGCTGTGTTTGTAGCTGTTGGCTCCCAAACTGTAACACTTTCTTGGTCGCTAAATGCTATTAATAGAGGATCAGATGAACCACTTCTAGCACTACCAACTATTGGATCAGCACCTAAAACTATTACATGCCTATCAATATCACTAACAATGGTTTGTAGTCCAACTGTAGGAGCTAAATTAGCACCAGATAATGATGTTATATTAACTGCTCTATTGTTAACTCCTGATGATTCGTCCCAAAAGAAAATACCGCCAGCTCTTGGATTAATAACCAAGTCTTCACCAAACGCATCATGCGACCACAGTCTTAGTTGATTAGCAAAACTTACAGCAGCTGCAGATCCCCAAGTGCCATCTCCCCAGGTGCTAACTCCCCAACCTGTAGATGGTAAATAAACATTAAGTCCAGTATTAATCTGATAAGCACCTACAACTGAACTGCCTCCATTACCGCTATCACTTGCATTAGCAGTAACTGTAACCCCGCTAGTATTTTTTGCCTCTATGGTATAAGAGTTTGCATTGACTATAGTTGCTATCTGATATTCTTGATTGAGAACATTTGAGTTGATATTACCGCCTAAAGAAGAAGCACCAGAGAAAGTAACAAAATCATTTGCTACTGCACCATGAGCAGTGTCTGCAACCGTGACTGTTGAAGACCCATTAGTTGCAGAAAAAGTTACGTCTCCTGCTGCTGTTGTAGATCTAAGTGGAGTTACATCATTGAAACTATTACCTTCTTTTACATAATATTTTAAGTTTGTTCCTAGGCCTAGGTATTTTGTCGAGTCAAGAGATACCCAACCTATCAATGCACGACATGCACCTAAAAAAGTATTAACAGTATTTTTTGCCCACCCACCTATTTTTTCTGGTAGTCCTTTTCTAAATCTAACTAAATTACCATCTGTCCAACCACCTTTACTCATAAGGTCGGTCATCTCCTTATTTATGCCGGGGTTAAATGTAAATTTGTTTAATGGCATCTAAACCTCTGTCCAATCTTTGCCTTCAAATAACAAAGCCTCTGCTTCTCGTCTGCGAACCAATCCATCATTTACAACACCACTTACTTTATTCCATCGTTTTATTTGATATGGAACTTCTTCGTATGAGCCTTCATTTAGGACACGCAATAATGAACTTTCAGCTAAATTTGTGGGGCCTAAATTGAAACACCATGATGTTAAAGAATCAAATTGATTTTGATGCAATGGCATTGTAACCATATCATTTACATAATTTCCATACTCATGTAACTCATCAATTAACATAATGTCTGCTTTTTCTTGTGACCACACATCGCCTTCTCTAACTCCACGAGTTGATCCATAGCCTATAGTCCAAACTCCAGCTGCGCATTGATAAGCCTCAAGTTTGCAACCTTCAAATTTTTTAACTAATGAAATTCCTTCTTCTGATATAATCATATTAATAGTCCCCCCAGACTTTGGTTTTTTTGCCACCGTCATATTCAACTGCATGGCCTTCGTTGATAAGAAGTTGACAAATATCTTCGCCATCTTCTGTATAAGGTATAGCAAGTATTCTGCCATACTTACCTTTGCCAAATGATTTTATACTTATAGATCCTGTGCATAACTCTATTAATCTATCTTTGGCCGCTAGACCAAGTTTTTTTTCTGCTAAGTCTCGAGTCCTTGACTCAGGCGTGTCTATGCCTGCCAACCTGCAGCGTTGTTTATGCAGACGGACATCAAATCCTAAGTCAAGGGTAACATCAATAGTATCGCCATCAACCACTCTCTCAATGATTGCTTTGTATACATATGGTTCTGGTTTACTGCTCATCTTTATTAGTAGTTACCTTTCTATAATACACAACCACGTCTTTTAGTTCTGTAATATATCTTTTTATCTCTTGCATATTGTAAGCCATAACTTCGTAATCAGGAATTGTCATAGCTAAAAACACTAGCTCGCCTTCTTGTTTTTCTATTCTTGCAAGCTGTTCTTCCCAGTTTTCAGGCGTTACTGCAATCCACTGTAATTCTTTAAGATCTATTTCTCTAGGCATGATAGGTTGTACTATTTGCCTTTCAATAGGTTTAGCAGAGACTTGTATTTGTTTAGTTGGCAGCAGGCTGCAACTGCAAGCCATTATCAAGACTATCAACAGTGGTGCTGATTTTCTCAATATCTTCCATAATGTGTTTTGTACCATTATTTATTTTCCTTTCCATTTCAACTGGGTCAGCCAATATCTTTGAGGCCAACTCATAGTTTTGTATAAACTGTGTGTATCTATTTAATTCTCTTTGAGCTATTTGACTTTTAACTGTAAGGTCTTGTAGCTGTTGTGTTTGTAGTTTGAAGTCTTCTTGTATAGATTTTATAGCTTCTTCTTGGGTGGCAACTGCACTTTCTAAAACAGCATTGTTAGTTTGTAGTATTTGGTTTTGGCTATACAAGTAATAAGAAACTGCAAGCAAAATTAAAACTATACCTAGTAAAACTTTACTCATTATCCATACACCAATTCCAAGCATCGTGATCGTGATATAAAAATGCCTCGCATTTTTTATATTTTTCTCGCCATTTATCAGAGTCAAACTTATCGTTCCACTCTAGGCTAGAGTTTTCTGCTATTGGTATAAATTTAGATGGTGTTGAACAGCTTATTAAAAAAATACTTGTTATTCCTGCAAGTAATAATTTAGTTATATACATGTTAATGTAATATTTTTTTGTTTTCATCTTCTGTAATTACTATGTCGGTAAGCTCTCCAAGAACAATATAACCGTTTACTTCTGCAACTGTTTCAGCTTCCTCTATATTATTTGCATATATGTTTGGGCCTTCATATTCTTTTTCATCATGTGTAAATTTAGTAATAAAAATTTTCACTTTTATCCTGCTAGTGGATTTTTGTTGTCATCTTTAATTTCTTCTATTTGTTTATCAAGACTTTCTAAATCAGCTTTAATTGTTGCTATATCAGTCTTAATATCTGTAACATCAGGTACATCTATGCTATCAACTGCTTTTTCTAAAAACTGTACTGATGTTTCTATAGATGCAAAACGTTCTTCAATAACTTGCACGTTATCTTCTGCTTCGCTTATGCCACCAATTTTAGCTTCTAGGTTTTCTAGCCTATTGACATACTCTGCGCCTTGATAACCAAAGCCTGCAAGCGTGCCAACGATACCTACAAGTGCAATTATTTGTGTTGTTTTATTTTGTAACCAGTCCATATTACCTCCATATTTCAGGTTGATTTTGCATCATGCTTTGTAAATTATTTATATTTGTACTCGCATAATTATAAAAAGCGTTTATGTTGTCATCTAGTGTAGCAGAGGTGTATATGTCTTGAGAAGTGTACCAACTAGGACTATCCGGGATTGTGGTTTGCGTATATGAGTTAAATTGTGGAACATATCCTATCAAAGCAACTAGCCCGGACTCGTCACTATACTCACCTGTGGCTTGTTGTTCTTCTTGCATTTCTTCTTGTTGGGCCTCTATATTTTGGGCGATAATTTTGTCTGCTATTTGATCAGCTTCTGATTGGGTCATTACACCACCAATAGCAGTATCTATTTCACCTTGCACGTTTTGCACTTGCACATCAGCCATCACTACTTCTGTTCCGCCATCAACAGTATTCATAGGCGTGATACTAACCGTCACAGATCCGCCCACATCTCCGCTCATAGATAGAACCTGGTTGTTTTGAGCTGTAGCACTAGCATATTGATCTGAAATACTAGGCGAACTAGATGTGCTGATACCTCCACCAGACCCAGAACTAGATGTTTGATTAGCTACGGTAGAGCTGACATTTGTATTAGAACTTGATTGGTTGGTAGTAGAACCATAGTTTACGCTGCTTGAGGCTGCGTTTAAGGCGTTTTTAATCACATTGAGTGCAACAACCCTATTTTTGTTTTTACCTGTAGGCTCGTCATTCTCAATAACTTCTAACTCCTCTATTATTTCGTCTTGCTGTTCTTCTTCAACTTCTGCCAATCTTTCTTGTTCTAGCTCTTCAAACACTTCTTCTAACTCTTCAAAAACTTCTTCAACCGCTTCTTCTTCAAATATCTCTTCTATAAACTCTTCTTCAGGCTCATCTCTTTCAGCAATTCTTTCTTCTCTAATCTCTTCTCTTATCTCTCTAGTTTCTTCTTCAAACCAATCATCAAGTTCTTCTATA